TTGCAGCGCCCGAGGCAGAGCCGGTCACGACCGTCCCTTCCTGCAGGATTTCCTGATAGTTACCGTTATCGAAGTACAGCAGGTCGTTCATTACCACCTGCTGCCAGCCCGTCACCGTGGCTTTCCACATGGTGCCAGCCGTGCCGGCTGCGTTGTCTCTGAAGGCGTACTTGGTGCCGTTGTAAATCCAGACGCCGCGCACGGGTCCTGAGCACGAACCACCACCAACGGCTGTCACGGCAGCGTTGGCAGCATCGAACGCCAGCGCCTTGTATTGGGCGTCCAGTGTCGCGTCCGACTCACCGTTGATGCGTGAGACACCCTTCACCTCTGCGGTCACGTGACTGCCCACCGAGACATCCTCGTTGACAGTCCAGTCGCCCGCACCGTTCTCTGGGTACAGAATCAGGTCCGCGGTGTAGGTGGTCGGTGCATCAGTCCAGCTCGATGCGACGTCGCCCACACTGTTGGAGTGACCCACCTGATAGATAAAGTCATCCACCGGTGAGGTGACGTAGCTCACGCCACCCATCTGCACGGTTGCGTCACCTGAGTAGGCTGTGGTAGCTGGAATCCAGCCCAGCGTCGTGTGATTGATATACAGCTCGAAGCGCAGACGGGCGTCCCGCGATGGCGTGCCGTCCTTCTCTCCGGTCGACAGAAATACCTTCTTGATGCCGTCGGTCTCTTGCACCGTGCACCACCAGCTGTGCATACCGCTAACCAGCTCCACACCCTCCTCCTCCAGAGGGATGATGGCGTGCGCGATGCCGTCAGGGCAACCCACACCAGTGAACGTCTCCGTTGAGCCGCTGCTCTGGTCTGGCAGGGTGACTGAAATGCCCACCGGATAGCTCATGGTGCTGCTGTCCAGTGCGCAGAAGAACTCGATGTGCGCGGACCCTTCGTCCGCTGGGAAGGGAATGTCGTCACCGGTGTGCGTGATAATGACGCCGCCCGTCGACGCGCTGCCGGTGAATGTCGCCTTCTGGGTGTTCACGCTCATGCCTGAGTCTGGGTCGGTGACCGGATAATCCGTCGAGCCCACCGTGCAGTTCGAGTCGGTCCAGCTGCCGAAGTAGCTCAGGTCCTCGCCGCGCTCAATGTAGTTGATGCGCTCTGCGTAGCGCTCACGGACCGCAATCACGGTGCCTGACTTGCCGCTGGATGCGCCAACAACGACGTCGCCCACCTGCGGGTTATCGACACCCTGAACACCGCCTATGGGCAGCACATAGTAGTCAACGTCCGTGGCATTGGCGCCGTCGTAGCCCTCGTAGCCGGCTACCTGTTCGTAGCCGCCTGCCGGCGCAATCTCGTAGTTCATCGCGCCGATGAGCTCTCCCGACTTGATGTCGAGGTCCGAGGCAAGGAGGTTCAAGCCTCCGTCAAAGGGGACCGTATGGGTCTTGTCCGGCGCTGGCATCCGGCGCTTCTCCATACGGGCACGAGACACCGTCTTCATCCCCAGTCCCCTGTGTTGGGAATCTCCATCTCGAGGAATTGGTCGTCACCTGACATGCCGCCAGCGTTGAATGACGGACACATCTCGCTCTGGAGGACGAGGAAGCCCACCTCGTACTCTGCTGCCATCCCGTCGATGACCTCAGCTGCTGCCGCTTTATTGCCGTACTTGATGGCGGCGCCCGCAATGATGACCCTGTCGTAGTTGTCAGGGATATTGGGCTCCGTGCCGTCACCAGATATCAGCGTGGGCTTTTTCCAGAACGAGGCAGACAGCGTGTACGCCTGCTCTGGTGGTGTATCCAGAATCACCTCCTTGTTGGGTTTGATGCTGAAATACCGCGGCTGACCTGCCGTCGGGTGGTTGCCGACATCGAAGACGGGGCGGAACTGTCGCCAGTCGACGAACGTCAGCTCAGTCGGTGATGCACCGGCGTAGTTCAGGAAGAAGCTACGCTTGTCCCACTCACGGACCGTGCCGGCGCCGGAGTGGGCAGGAATAGAACGAGACCCCACGGTGAGGGTCTCGCTATAGTCCGTCTGGAGGAAGTCCCAGTCTCGCCATGTGTTCTCGATGTCCAGAATGCTCTGGGCAATCCAGTTACAGGCGTCACCGAGCTGACCGGTCTGGCTGACTGTTGTGGTCGGCACAGTACCGGTGTTGTTGGACCCACCGAGTCCGAGCTCTTTAACGAGCGACTGTACTAGCTCCAGATAGGTCATTCACCTAACCGTCCAGCTTGGCTTCGTGCTCGAGCAGCAGCGCGATGTTCTTCGACTTGCTGTCCTTGCCAGTAACAGGAGTCAGACCCGCCGCCTCTACCAGCTTGGCAACATTGAGGTGGTGCATGTCCCGCAGCTCTTCCTCGAGCGCACCGTCAAGCTCAGGTGCTTCTGCCGACGGAGCATCGGGGTCCGGTTCCGGACCACCTTCGGCTTCGCCCATAACAATCTCAGGCGCGGCTGACTCTTCCTTCGGCTCTTCCGGAGGCAGCTCAGCAGGCGCTGTGATGTCGGGCGCTGTCGGCTCTTCTGCTACGGGCTCTTCGGGGCTGCGGTCCGCGTAGTACGCTTCACGACCCATTGACGCCTGCTCGGGCGTCAGCAGGCGGAACTCTGCATCGAAGTAGTAGCCGTTCTGCTTGTACGCTGCCGGCGTATCGCCGCACAACGTCGAGCTGGGTAGGTTGGGGTTGTACTGTGGTTTGGCTGACATATTAGAAATCCTCAAAGTCAGGGTTTTCAAATTGCCCAGCCATCCGAGTTCTGTGGGCAAGTCCTTCCTTAACGTCGCCTCCCTTCGGGCAGGAGTGCCCTGCTTCGGAGCGACGGCGCTTCAGGTCTTCGTTCACCTCGTCCGTGTACTCAATCTCGGGCACTTCGCCCATGGGCATACGGAAGGGTTCAAAAATTGGGTCTTTCATGGTGCTCTCCCATGAAGAGCCCCCGACCGGAGTCGGGGGTTCAGTGCGGTGCCTTACTTGATGGTGTGACCGTCACGCGCCTTCTGGGACGGATTAGCCGAGGGCAGACCCTCGTTCTTGCTCTGTCCAGTGCGCTTCACATCTTTACCCGCCGGTGAACGGTGGGAAAGACCAGAGCCTACGCCAGCTTTCAGACTTTTGTCGTTTTTCGTATCCATCGGATACCTCCTGATAGTTCGGACAGCGCCCCCGAGGGGGCTACCGTCCGAGGTTCAGATTACCACCAGCCGATGGTGATGTGGACATAGCCGATGCCGGCGGCGGTGCCAGAGTCCGTATGCTGCACATACGTGACTTCCAGCTGGGAGATGTTCTCACCCTCGCTGCCTACATTGACGATGCCTGCGCCACCGTAGCCGTTGTCAACCAAGTCGTCCGCATCAGACGCGACAGAGTCGGTATCGGCGGTGCCGTCGGGAATCAGGAACGAAGCGAACTTGTCCGTATCCGCGGCGGTACCAATCTCTACTGACTCCGTGCTGGTGTCGTTAGCGACTGCTTCGCTGGTTGCTGAAAAGGCGATTGACTCGATACGGCAAGCCACCTTGCCGGTCGGTACGGGGATAGAGAACGAGTCTCCGCCCGCGCCAAAGTCAAATTCGCCACCGAGTTGGTAGGTTACTACCAGTGGTTTGTCGTATGACTGACTGCTCATGCTGCGCTCTCCCACTTAGCGATACGAGATTCGCTGTTGCTGAAGCCGGCGTGAACAATGCCGAAGCCACCGAGGTAGTACCACGCTACGCCACGAGAACGACCGTAGTCGGTCGGAATCTTGCCGCGCATCTCTTCAGGGATACAGATAGCTTCAGCTACCGTGTCTTCACCGAAGAACATAATCCAGTCAGAGGCTGCGTTGTTCCACTGACCAGTAGCGGGGCTGGTGACGTTGTCGTAGTAGCGCCATGTGCCACCTGCTGTGTGGTACGGGTTGATGTCAACCGCACCGCCATGAGCAATGTTGGTCTGCTCAATCCAGCGGATGTTTTCATAGCGACCGGCTTCGCCGTTCATAATGCGCTGCCAACCTGTCTCGACGTATTTGTGTACGTCTTCGAGGTCAGTCTTCAGTGCGCGGAACGTGCTCGGCCATGCAACGGCATAGTAGTCGTCGCCGGTGTATGCCGGAATGCTGCGCTCTTTCAGACCGTCTGAAATCAGACCAGCGTGAGCTCTGCCGAAAGCCACGTTGTTCGTGGTCGTGGTAGCGGCAGTATCGTCGAAGTCGACCGAGGTAGTTGAAGTACCAGAGGTCGGCACGATATGGATACCTGCCTTGTTGAACTCGGTGAAAGCCGCGCCGTCGAGCGCTTTACGCGCATCATTCTTCAGCACTTTGTTGATAATCTCCGACACAGGCTGCTTGCTGAGGTTGTTCAGCTTGCCAGTGTACGGAACTGAGTTGCCGTATTCGGTCACGGTCAGGGAACCCTGAGTGATTGTGTAGTTGGTCTCAGGCATTGTGTCGAGCTCGTTCAGCTCGCCGCCTTGGTCAGCTACATCACTGTAGACGTTCCATGTGTACAACTCACCCTTATTCAGACCTTTGCTGGTCGCGTCACGAGCGTCACAGAACTGACGGAACCGGACCACCGGCTGCAGCGCTGTACGCAGGATATTCGACAGCTCGTCCGAATACATATATCCGCCGAGGCTGGATACGGACCAAAGTTGTCCTGCCATTTGGAAATTCTCCCAATAGTGGCACTGGTCTCGTTACTGCGGGGGCAATCCTCTGTCCTTCCGCATCTGAGCAACGATATCAGCACCGGTTGCTGTAGTCGGCTCAGTCGGCGCGGTGGTCGGCGCGGCGCCTTGGGCGGAAGGGGTGATTACGGTTCGGCGTTTAAGCTCTAGGCGGGAATTAAGGTCGTTCACAGGAACGTCCGAAGGAACCGGCGCTGGAGCGTTAGCTGCAACTGATGGCTCGTTGGACAACTGAATAACCGGAGCGGGACCGTGAGACGGAGACTGCGGGACGGTATGCCCAGCAAACTTCGCCCGTGAACGGTAGCCTGCCTCTCGCACGACTGCTTCCATCGGCTGACCCCGCATAATGGGGTCTTGACGGACCAGCTCAATCTCAGCCTGTGTTGCAGCCTTCTTCGCTGGGTCGTACAGAAGGTCCGGAAACTCATTCCTGAACGCATCATTTGCGGCTTGCCGAGCGGAGTCATCACTGACCTGCTGCTCTTCAGCTCGCGTCGACGCAACGGCTTCGTGAACCATGCGTCTCAGTTCCTCTGGACTTCCGGTAGCAAGCTGGTTTTGCTCGCGCCTATTCATCTCAGAGAAGGTCTCGGCTAGCTTTTGGGCTGCCTCGTCCTCGTTTCCTTCATACATGGACGCAACAATGGTCTTCGCTGTTTCCAAGTAATCCGGCGCCCCTGTCTCTTCAGGAGCGTTGCCATCAGGTGACTGGCTATTCTGGGGAACCTGCCCAGCCATCAGCTGAGCCTGTAAATCCTGAAGCCGGTTTTGCCAGTCTCGAGTGCGGTCCTGTTCTTCCGCTAAACGAGTCAGGCGAATATCGGCTGCCTTACTCTTCTGGATTGCCCCGATGCCTCCGGCATCTACAACCTCACTGGTTGGGACTTCCATTTGTTCTCCGAACACCACGATAGTAGTGGTTTCGGCGCTCAAGTCAACACCCTGTAATGCAGCAGGCACGTAACCCTGACTCGGGTCTACTGCGGGCTCTGCCGGCTGGTTGGGGTCGGATACCGCTGCGGGCTCCTCCTCGCTGTAGGGGTCGACCTGATTGATGGTCTGCTCGCCGGACTCGACGTCGGGGTGATTGTCGCCCTGTGCCTCCAGCTCCATGCGGCGGATGTGCTGGTCGTGGAGCGCCTTCTCCTCAGGGTCCATGTCCTCGGTGCGCATCTGGTCCTGATTGGTGCGCTCGTCCGCGGCTTTCTTGTAGATGTCGTTGCGGGCGTCATCGGTGAACGGCTGCGGCTCTTCCACCACCTGCGGCTCAGGCTCTGCGGCTGGCGCCTCGGGCGTTGCGGTGAGCTTTGCCTCTTCCTCGGCAGACACCGGCTCCACCTGAATCTCGTCGGTGGTCTGAATCGGGTTGCCGTCAGCGTCTACCTGCTGGGCAACATTCACATTGGGTTCATTCATCGTAGCTATCCTCTCCGGTTATCGGGTGACTGTCGAGCTCTTCTTGCGTCTGTATTTGCTTGGCTGCAGCCCTGCCGTTGTCGATTGCCTCGTTCATCCACAGGATGAGGGTGGCAGCCACTCGGGCTTCAAAGTGCAGCTTCGCCAGTTTCTCGTCCGAGAGGTTTGTGGCGTTGAGGAAAGCGGCGTTGCCGTCCTCGATGGCGGACTGTGCTCTGGCTACCAGATACTGTGCCGCCTTGTTCTTGTCGAGAAAGGACTCCATCTCCAGACCCAGCTGTATGTGGTCTGCCAGATGAACTCTCTCGTCTCCCAGCTGCCTGCGCAGCTCCGCGTCCAGCGCGGCTTCTTCCTGCTGCTCGCTCACTTACAGGATGTTCTGGGGAATCAGGTCGTAGTTCTCACGAGCCATCACACCAGCCTTGTCGTTGCCCTTCAGGTCCATCGGACCCTCCTCTGGACTACGGTCTGCTGCTGCGCCAGCTACCTTGGTTGTCATATCGAAATTCATGCGGCGGTCCTCGCGCATATCTGCGGTCTCCGCCTGCTTGATTGTGTGCGCCAGAGCCTGTTTCTGCAACTCCAGCTCTTCGCGCTCCACGCCTGCCTTCATAGAAGCCAGCTGCCTGTCGTACTGCTCGAGGCGATTCTTCATCTGGCTCATTGCCGCATCGAGTTGTCCCTTCTCTCTGGCAATCTGCAACTGCGTCTGCAGCTTCATCTGTTCGCGCTGGAGGGCGCCCTGCTCTCGAATCTGAGTGTCCTGCAGCTTGGCTTGCGCCTCTACCTGCTTCATCTCGAGAGCCTGCGTGAGCTGCTGTACCTGCTGCTGCAGCTGTGCCACCTGCGGGTTCGGTCCGTCTTTACCCAGTGACGGGAAGAAGCGCTCGCCATCGTGACCGACAGCGCCCATCACCTCGTTGACCAGCTCACCGCCGTCCAGCTCGCCCTGCATAAACGGCATATAGTCGAACACGACCTTCAGTGCCAGAGCCAGCTTCTCGATACGCTTCGCTGGGTTGGTGCTGTTGAAGCCCACGTTGACGCGGACCTTGGTGTTCTCCTTGAGCAGCTGGAGCACTTCCTTAACCGACAGCGGCGACTTCTGCCCTGTCTGGTTGTCAGTGAACATCACCTGCTCACCCACCACTCTCAGGACCGTCATGTCGGTCTCGTAGGCTGCCTCCAGTGCGATGATATGGCGCATCACCGGCTCCACGAAAGTCTCTGCGTAGGTGCGGAGGTCGAGCTCCTTCACCTCGTTGGCGGCGTCAGCTGTCAGCGACATACCGCCCACGGTCTCGTTCATCTTGCGGTTCGCCATGACGCTGCCGCCTTGGAAGCTACCGCTGAGGTCGTCCATATCCAGATTCAGGCGGTCCTGCTCCTGATACGAGCTGCCCGTGACGTCTCGGGTCTCCACTACCTTCACATCGGCATCGGGGTCACCGGTCATGGTGACTGAGCCTGACACGTTGCGCAGCAGGCTGCGGACGTCGGTCATACCACCGCGGCGTAGCAGGTAGCGCTTGTTGAGCGCCAGCTTCAGGTTGTCCAGACGCAGGTTGGCGAGGTCATTCGCCTCACTCTGCAGGCTGTCCAGCAGCTGCGGCATACCCGCAGGATACGGGTTGTGGGTCTCGATGTTGCTGCGACCCCAGACGTAGGGACGGAGTCCGTGCAGGTACACCTCGTTCAGAGGCTTCACATCAGACAGCAGGAACTCGCCGCCCAGTGTGTCCCAGCACCAGTCCTGCCCGTCGATTTTCATAATGTACCGACGGACCCAGACAATCTGGAACTCGTTGATGGCGACCTCGTTGTCGTACCGGTCCAGACGCTCATCACCCTCGCGGGCTTTACGGATGCTGTCCCAGTCCTGCTTTACAGCAGCCTTAAGCACGCCGTCGTCGAGCTGACGGTACTGCCCTGACGCCATGCGAGACTTAATCTCGTGGACGTAGGTCGGCATATCCTCGATGACATATGGGCTTGTGTTGATGGGGTCGCGCCAGTCACACGACGGGCTGACCTTGAGGTTCTCCAGCGGCAGCAGCGTGACGTTCGGGCGGTCTTCAGTCACCTCGTCCTCTATCACGGTCTGCTTCTGCACATTGCCGAAGCCGTCCTCGTACTCTTCCTCATAAGCGGTCTGCGCTGAGCTGTACAGCCAGTCCACCCGAGCGGCTACCACGCCCTGCTTGTCGGCATCCTGAAAGCCACCGACACAGGTGAGGAACCAGCTCTGGTCTTGGTCCAGTCGATAGTTCAGCAGCGCCATGTGCACCTCAGCAGCCAGCTGCTGGGCTTCATCACGGTCGTTGACCGGCGCACAGTGCACCACATCGCTGGTGCTGAAGAAGGCTACACCGACAGAAGCCTCTCGCTTCTTGATGGCGGTGCGGACCTTGGGTCTGAAAATCTTGGACTTCTTGCGGTACTGGTCGGACCAGTATTTGGAGCCCTTCGGGTGCTTACTGTTGAACAGGCTCTGGTTGCGCTCCTGCTGACGCCTGACCGAGGCATCGAACCAGTCCACCCCGTCGCGGTAGGCATCACGCGACAGCGCCATGTAATGGTCGTCGTTTTCCTGCTGGTGCTCAGGAACATCCGCGGCGTAATAACTAAAGCCGGACGCTTTGCCGGCTGTGCCTTCTTTGCCCTCTACGGGCGGCTGCTTGCTAGTCATCGACTGGGGCATCTGGGTTCTCCCTGATAGCTATATGCCGTGTCGCCCCTCCATGAGGCGCCTCGATGTCGTGCACTGCAATCTCCAGCACACCTTCCTGAATCGCTTCGGTCACGATTTTATCACGAATGCGGTTGCGGACCTTGCGGTCTTGGTCCGACTGGTCGGGCATCGGTCTGCCCAGAATATCTTTACGGCAGCGCTTCCACTGCTCGGGTGAGTAGCCGGCACGCTCCAGCCCAAAGCGCTCAAGGATGTGCCCACCGACCTCCATCGCTATCTTGTTGCGGTCGTGGTTCTGGAGCTTGTCAATCTTCTCGACCCAGCCCCATTCTCCTGACAGCCGCAGCGACAGGATTTGGACGATGCCGCCCTTCTCGTTAGGTATGAGGACCCAGCCCCAGTTCGGGTAGTGTCGCTCGAGCGCATCGCCAATATCCTTGAGTACCACCTCGAGGGTGGCGCTAACGTCGACCAGAGCGTTGGGGTTGCTAACGAAGTCTGGTACGGCGATGTTTTCGTTGTCGTCATAGTGTGCCAAGGATTTCACTCCCGTCGAAACGGTCTCTACGCGGGAAGGAGCCGGAGCACTTAACCCTGACCCATGGCTCGGGCTCGGTTTTCAGGAACTCGCTCAGGCAGCGCACCACCACAACCTCTAACGGCTCATGCAGATTGCTGTACGCCATCACCCTGATGTCGCTCTTTGGGTAATCGAAGGTCCTGATGTATCTGGGCTTGGGTGTGCCTACAGGAGCCTCGGTCTTAATCGCCGGCTCGTAGGAATCCATGTTCAGCCACACCAGCTGCCCCTTACTCATGCCGCAATCCCCAGATGCTCCTTGACGGCTGCCAGCATCTTTCCAGTGTCGGGGCGCAGGTTGCTCTGCCCATAGATAACGATGTCCGTGCGCTCTGCCACTGGCTTGTCGCGGTTCATCGTGTAATGCGAATGGACCCGCGCCGGAATGTGCGCAGGTCCGTTGTCGTACACGGTGTTGTCGTCGATGCAGTACCAGATGCTTTTCATAGTCAGGACTCTACCTCGGGTAAGCTGTCAACTCCAGCCTCAATACAGCGGACATTGCTTGCCGTACTTCTTCTCAAACTCTGCGCCGGACAGCGTCTTGGCGTCCAGCTGCTCCTGTTTCGGTACATCGAACCTGCGGTGCCAGCTCTCGCTCACTCGCTCATTGAAGGCGCGGTCCTCCGCCTGTGCCGCCAGCAGGGCGTCGTACTGCGCCTCTGTGATGAGCCCATTCATCTGCCACTCCACCCACTTGTCGTGGCTGTCAGCCTTACGCAGGAGCTCTCCGAAGGCGTCCTCGGCTGCCGCAATGCTCTTCTCGTTGGCTGGGACTTTGAGCGCCTGCGCGAAGATGGGCTTGTTCAGTCCGCCAGCCGCAATCATTCGATGGGTGATGTCGTAGCGGCTAAAGGCATCCTTGAGGCGGAGTCGCCCGAGCCTTGCCAGTACGTGATTGCGACTGTAGTTCACCGGTAATCACTCAGGTAAACGACGTTGTCCGCCTCTACCCGCTCCTCGGGTGGCTGCGGGATTCTCTCCAGCACAGCAAGCACCCAGCAGTTTCTCGCGTTGTCTACGCCCCAGCGTGCATACGCTGCCAGCTTCATCAGCTCGTGACGGTCTCCGCCCACTCTGTGCAGCAGGTCTTCCCACACCATCTCAATGACACCGCCGTCCATAGTACGACCGAACGAAGCCACCTCCTTCAGGATGCAGCCCTCCGGCACCTGCTCGTACAGCTCGTTGAGCGTGGGGTCCGTCGTCTTGGGCATGGGGAGCCAGTCCTCGTAGCCGGTCAGCATAGGTCCTCCCTGAGCCTAACCGGTCGAAAGCGGTCAAAGCGACCAAACCACCATAGCTCTCGCCGGCGATATTCGCGCTCCTGCTCTGCGAGCTTCCGATACAGCCGAGAGATGTAGTTGGTGGGCACAGTCATTTGTCGGTAACCAACCGCGGGATGATGCCGAGCTCCTCAAGGAACACCCACACCAACAGCGCGGTCAACACCAGCTGGAATGCAGCCAGTGCAAAGTTGCCGGACATCGCCAGCTCATAAAAGCTCGCGCCGAACAGCGTGAACATGATGGCAGCCACCGCTGCCCGTTTGTACTCAACCTTAATCCTAACCATCGTCGTCACCACCTTGATAGAAATTGCGATGACGGAACTCATACTCCGCCACCTTGGGTCTTCCCTGTGAATACTTGTCGGCTATCGTGCGGGCATCCATCACCTTGGTGCCGGCGTGCCCACCGCCTACCCGTCCGGTCTTATCACGACCAATGAACAGGCAGCCCAGCTGCATCGGGTCGCGGGCTCTGCTGAACGTCAGCACCGTCCCACGGCTAAACGCCGAGTGGCTCTCGAAGGATGCAGATACAGTGGCTGCACTGTCGCTAGGATTCATTAGGTGGACCGCCC